TGCGACATCACTGACTTGCAATGAGTCAAAATTTATTAGCGCGGCAAAAGAGTTGCGCCGTTTGTTTGCCATTGAGCAAGCCGCTGCCGCCCTGATTAAGTGCCGTGGCCGCTATCACGCAGAGCAGAATACCAAGGCGTTAGCCGATGCGCTGGACATCGCTCTTCCGCTTGCCATATCGGTTGATTCAACGCGACCAAGCGTAAATCCAGAATTCCCATGGCACTCCGTAAGCATTGACGTTTCAACATGCGACAGCGATGCTAACAATCGGATATTCGCCAATATCACCGGATGGGTGGATGGCACTATTCTGGCCGAAAAAACTTCGCAAAACTTTGAAAGTCCGTTTGAACTTGCCAATAAGCGCGGGGCAAAAAAATGAACCTGGTTAAACTTGACTCAGTGCAAACCATGTCTTCGCGTGAAATTGCCGAATTAACCGGCAGCAGTCACGACAACGTACTAAAAACGATCAGAAAACTTATTTCTGAGGGTATCGTTTTTGGAAACGAGACCCCTTATGTAAACCAGCAAAACAAACAGACCTATTCTGAGCTGGTTATGGACTTCAGGAATACGATGATTGTCGTGTCCGGATACAGCCCAGAATTACGCGCACGCATTATCGACCGCTGGCAAGAACTGGAAGCCAAGCAAGCCCCGCAACTACCAACCAACTACATCAGCGCACTGGAAGAGCTTCTGGCATCAAAGAAGGCGGAGGAAGCGCTACAGGAGCAACTAACACTGGCCGCGCCTGCCATCGAATTCGTCAATAGCTTCGTCACGGCATCATCCGGCAGCATGGGCTTTCGTGAAGTGTGCAAGTTGCTATCTGTGAACGAAGCCACGTTCCGCAAGTTTCTTGAGCAGCAAAAAATAGTCTACAAGCTGCACGGCTCGAAAATGCCGTATGCGAATCATCTGGATGCTGGCCGGTTTGAGGTGAAGGCGGGCGTCAACACTTCGGGCCATGCATATAACGCCTACCGATTTACGACAAAAGGCGTCGAATGGGTGGCTGGCGAGTTTGCAAAGTGGAATTTGCGGGGCGAGGTATGAGAGAAATTCGCATATCGCTACCTTTCCCGCCAAGCACTAACACCTACTGGCGAAGTGTTGCGGTCAAGGGGTCAGGCCGTGTAAAAGTCTTAATTAGCGAAAAAGGCAGAGAGTATCGCTCCGAGGTTATCTCCGAGATCATGAAGTTTGATAACGATCTAAATCTATCTGGCCGGTTACATGTTGAATTGAAGCTGTGCCCACCAGACAAGCGCCGTCGTGACATTGATAACTTTTCTAAGGCCATCCTTGATGCGCTGACGCACGCCGGCCTGTGGCTGGATGATAGCCAGATCGACAAAATGACGGTTACGCGTGGCGAAGTGGATAAAGAATTTCCTCGTGCTTATATTTCGGTCACGGAGGTTTGAAATGTTCAACGACCAGGCGCTATACGAACAGATCTAGCGTGTTGGTGCGGATGGCGCTCAAAGCATTGCGGACTTTTGTGATGTCATCGCGGATGCTGACTTGCCAAAGCGCATCAGTCTTATGGTCAAGTTTACGGATCAGGTCATTGCTGATTACAAAGAAGAAAATGAATAATCAACTTAGAAGGTGGGGGTGATTGCGCATCAAACCATAAACACCTACAATGACGCATACGGCAACAATTAACAGAGGCATTATGCGTCAGATCGACCAGGTTCAACGAAGAAAAGATATCCTAGAAAACGCGGCAATTTTAGCGTCTGACATGGGATTGATGAATATTCGACGGGAGCATATTTCGGAGAGAATGGGTATTGCAGATGGCCTGATCGCTAAGCCATTTGGATCAATGCACAAGCTCCGGGTGGCTCTCGTCGTTTATGCGGTGGAAAATAAGATTCTTCCTATTGTCGCGGAAGGGCTATCTAGCCGGGATGAATCAATAAAGAAGGCTGCGCAAAAGGCGAAAGATAGCCTGAAACGTGCAGTTATTGAATCACTAATTTAGCAAGCGGCCCCGAGTGGGCTGTTTTGCATTGCGGGGTAGAATGGCAATAAATAAAACAGGTGCGGCAGGTGGTGCTATTGCCGTAATCGCAGCCATTGCGGCGTTAATCATGCCGTCAGAGGGGCTGAGCCTAAAGACGTACAAAGACCCAGTCGGCATCAATACTATCTGCTACGGCGAGACGCAGGGTGTGCACTATGGCGACACCAAGACGAAAGCAGAGTGCGAGGCGATGCTGTACAAGCGTATTGGCGATTACCTTGGGCCAGTCGACAAGATGATGCCAGGCCTGCCAGATAATCGGCGGATTGCGTACACTGATTTCGCATATAACGTGGGCGTGGGCGCATTGCAGAAGTCGCGTATTCCATCATTCGAAAAGGCCGGAGAATGGGAAAAGGCGTGTGCTGAATTGAATCGGTACGTCTACGCTGGTGGGAAGAAATTAAACGGTCTGATCACTAGGCGAGCAGAGGAGTACGCGATATGCATCGGGCAATAATTTGGCTATCCGTCGCCATTATCATTGCTGTGGCTGTAGCGTGGTTTGTTCACACTGTACGCGCACCATTGAAGCAAGAGCTGGTAACGGTCAAGGCACAAGCATCGGCAGTACAGGCGGCTCGTGTGACCGAGCAAACGATCACCAAAGACGATGCAGCGGCATCAAAGGCGTATCAGGATGGATTGCAAGATGGTAAAAAAGAGCTTGATGGTGTGCTTGCTAAGCTTCGCATTGAACGGATGCGCCACCGTTCCGCCGCCAGCGCAAGTATGCCCAATGCTTCCGCCACCGCCGGCCGATGTTATGATGAAGAGGTCGCCGACGTTCTTGATGAGATGGCACGACTTGCAGGAGAGGCTGATGATGTTACAAGGCAATTGACGGCAGCGCAGGAGGTGCTTGGTAATCGGAAATAAGAAAAGCCACCAGCGGCAACTGGTGGCTTTAATAATTCATGGGCCTGATGGATGAGTACCGGCGCCCTCCGGCTCAAGGAGATTCAACTTATCCGGATTATCCATCCTCCCGGAATTCGCTGTCGTGCATGAAACCAACTAACATTGCGTTATGCTTATCCACTCGTATCGTTCTGGGCGCTCTTGGGTGGAAACCGGCACAGCGACAATTCGCATATCTTTTTTCAAAGTAAACATAACGCAATGTTAGTGTTGGTGGCCGGAGCTGATCTCGGCATTCTCTTCATTGCTGATTTGACGTGTAGGATTCGAACCTACGATTGGGCTGTTACGCCTCCTGCTGTCTGGCAGATTGTTGTCCTTAATCCGAAACTAAACTGTTCGTCAATCACAATCACATTACGGCGCATCAGCCTGCGCATTCACCAACAAAACCAGCATAGCCAATATTGCCGCACACGTCAAGCTTAGCAATGGATTGGGCAATGCAAATTCAAACAATCCTGACGGGGCGGGCAATGTGGCATAATGTGGTTATTAATTTAGGAGGGATAACGTGAAAATTAAAGCAGAAGGGCGGGCTGTTGTCCTGACGAAAGAGCAGATTGAAGCGTTTGAAGGGTTGACTAAGTTGCAGCAGAATGTGGCGCTTAAACGCCTGTCTGGCATGGCCCCGTCAGAAGCATATATTGCAGGTGGTGGCAAGGCTAAGACTGAATCAACAGCGGCAGTATGTGCTCACGAGATCCTAAACAATCCTAATGTGTCAAGCTTTATTAATTCATTTGATAAAATGAGCGAAGAAAAGATAGCCAGTGCCATTATGGGGCGCGATGAAATGCTCGAAAGATTATCTGAAATGGCGCGTGTTGAGCTCAGCCTTGCGGATATAACTAACCCGGAAAACATCAAGCATGTAAGTGAAGTAACCATTGGCCCAGAAGGCGCTATCTACAAAATGAAGGCATCGGCAGACCGGCGCGCTGCGATGAAACAACTAGCCGACTTGCTGGGGTATAACAAGGCCCAAGAAATCAATATCACCGTCACAAAGAAGCTGAGCGACTTTTACAAAGAATGACCGAAGCCACACTTAATCCCAATCTACGAGAATTCTGGACAAAGCCGGCGCGTAACCGTGTGCTATACGGCGGACGAGATTCGTCTAAGTCGTGGGACGCTGCGGGTATGGCCGTCTTCCTGGCTCAATACTGCAAGATCCGGGTTATGTGTACTCGCCAGTTCCAGAACAAGATCGAAGAGTCCGTATACACCCTGCTGAAGATCCAGATTGAACGGTTCGGCCTGCGCGAACAGTTCGAGATTCTGAACAACAAAATCACGCACAAGGTCACCGGGTCAGAGTTTCTATTCTATGGACTAGCCCGCAATATCGACGAAGTGAAGTCAGCCGAATCCATCGACATATTGTGGATTGAAGAGGCGCACAATCTGACCGAATCGCAGTGGGATGTGTTGGAGCCTACCATTCGTAAAGATGGCTCACAGGTGTGGATCATCTTTAACCCGCGCTTTGCTACTGATTTCGTTTACAAGCGCTTCGTACTAAAGCCGCCGCCTGATACTGTCGTCCGCCTTATTAATTACACTGAAAATCCATTCATCTCTGAAACGAGCTTGAAGATTATCAATGGCGTTAAGGCCGAAGACTACGAAAAGTTTCTACACAAGTACATGGGTGTTCCGCATGATAGCGACGACTCCGTGGTTATCAAGCGGGCATGGGTGCAGGCCAGTCTTGATGCGCATCTGACCGTTAAACCTAGTGGCGGCGAATGGAGTGGCACGGGAACGGTTGGCTATGACGTGGCTGACTCAGGCGATGACAAGAACGCTACCACCACGCTGCACGGCTCTATATGCGTTCACCTGGATGAATGGAAGGGTGGGGAAGATCAGTTATTCGAGTCTGCAGCTAGGGTGAAGGGCACAGCAGAGAAATTCGAGTGCACCCTTATTGGGTACGATTCCATCGGTGTGGGGGCCGGCACCGGGTCTCACCTGAACAACATGAAGTGGCGCAAACACTTTAAGTTCAATGCGGGCGGCAAGGTGTCCGAGCCACTTAAAAAGTACAAAGATACCAAGATTGCCAACGAGGGTTTCTTTAGCAATTTGAAGGCTCAGGCGTGGTGGTTGCTTGCTGACCGGTTCAGAAACACTTACCTTGCTGTCACAAAGGGCCGTGAATTCAAAGCGGATGAAATGATCAGCATATCCACTGACTGCGACTCGAAGCTACTGGATAAGCTTATGGACGAACTAAGTACGCCGATGCGTGACTTTGACAATAATGGTAAAGTTAAGGTCGAATCTAAGAAGGATCTGGCTAAGCGCGACGTTGTGTCGCCCAATATTGCAGATTCTTTCATTATCGCAACAAGTCGCGGCATGATGGCCCGTCGTTCACTATCGGAGATGTTGTAATGTTTAAAATCGGCGGCTATCAATGAGCGAACCAGCAAAAGTAAATAAGCTACGCACCCACAGCGTCCGCGTATCCAATGATGGCCTGATCAACGTCGCCAGCGGCCTGGGCACTGAGAAATCCAAGCGCATGGGCAACCAGTGGCAATTCCCGATTCTGAATAGTTTTGCAGAGTTGGATGCGTGCTACATGTCGAACTGGCTGGCCCGGCAGATTGTCGAGATTCCAGCGGAGGATATGACTCGTGAGTGGCGCGAGTTTAAGTGCAAGGATGCTGAGACGCTATTAAAGGAAGAAGACCGCCTAAGTGTGGCCGTAGCTATCCAGGAGGCTATTGCGTGGGCAAGGCTGTATGGCGGGGCTGGTATTCTGATGTTAACCGGCCAGCCACTCGATAAGCCGCTGGTACTGTCACGCGTCAAGAAAGGTGATCTTAAGCGCTTGATTGTGTTTGATCGCTGGGACATGGCGGCGATGACGATCAATACTTGGAACGTCATTGCAGACAACTACCTCAAGCCTGAGTTTTACAATATCCGTGGCGGCAATCAGCAGATCCACTGGTCGCACTTTGCACGGTTCAATGGCGCACGTTTACCGCGTCGGCAGATGGCAATCACACAGGGATGGGGTGATTCAGAGTTACGCAAGTGTCTTGATGACATTGGCGACATGGTGGCATCAAAGGACGGCATTGCAGAGCTGATGCAAGAGGCTAACGTAGATGTGATCACGCGTGAAGGCTTGGCGGAGGAATTGGCTAGCGATCAGGATGGCGCAATCATTGACCGGTATGCCACGTTTAGCAAGATGAAAAGCGTCGTGCAGCTGGCCCTGTTGGATGGTGATGAAGCATACGACCGAAAGACGCTCAATCTATCTGGTGTCGCCCCCATTCTTGATACCTTCATGACGTGGATCAGTGGCGCGGCAGATATCCCGGTTACGCGATTATTCGGCACCAGCGCCAAGGGCATGAATGCTACGGGCGATGGTGATCAGAACAATTACTATGACAGCATCCGGTCGAAGCAATGCCACCAGCTCGATCCGGGAATGAAGATGCTTGACCAGGTGCTAGTGCGTTCTGCGCTGGGCCATATGCCTGCTGATTACCAGTACATTTGGTCTCCGCTGAAGCAGATGAATGATCTGGAGTCGGCTCAGGCTCAGGCGTTGCGAGCAAGTAAGGATGAAGTGCTTCTGAATATGGGCGCTATTCGTCCGTCACAGGTGGCTAGACGCTTGCAGGCTGGCGATGAATACCAGTATGAAGATGGCGATATCGAAGAGATGGAAGAGAATGAAAAGGCGGGACTTGGCATGCCTGGTGAAGGGTTTGATGATCCATTGACGGGAGAGAATAAGGAAATAGATCCGGCGATGACTGGTAGCGAGTAAATGAGAAAAGCCCCGGATTAGCGGGGCTTTTTGTTTACTTTTTTATGTATCTTGATATCAAATACTCATGATTAACATTTACCTGATTCCCGCTAATTACTATTGATGCAATGCTGAATAGCTCAGCAAAAAGCACAAACGGCAATGAAATATAAAATCTAAAATCACTCCTGCTTTGTTTCATTTGTCTTTTCCAATACAACCGGCCGCATCACCAACGAGTCTTGCCATGCGCAGGTGCCGGGGATGAATGATTTAAGTCCGTCAGCCAGCATGGCCACTCTTCCACGCCATGCGTTTTTTTCTGTTATTCCGCCTATATCCCTGTATAAATATGTATATTCATCTTCATCCGTAGCAATAGCCACAACATCATCACTCACATGCTCCCAGTTAATCCACGGTTTTGATTTGATGCGGAATTGGTAGTGTTTATTAAACTCTTGGCCTTCTGCGCAGTCATTCCACTCAAGATAGGTATAGTCTGGAATATTCATGCAAAGAACTTTAATTTCGGTCGCGTACTCAACCTCTGGCCGCCCCATCCGCTCCCACTCAGCAATCAGCCAGTCATGGTTATATGTTGTCATTTCGATTCCTTCATTAATTCTTCAATATCTTTATCTGTTGCATCTTCCCAGACAGGGCGGTCTTCACAATAACCACCTTTAGTCATAAAATTACAAGGCTTTAATACTTGCACAACGTAGCAAGGCTTTTGGCTTCCGTCTAAATACATTATTCGTTTTTGGTATCTGAATTCCATTATTTCGCTTCCTTTGCCATGGCTGCGGCGATTGCGGCGCGTAGGTTGGAAAAATTACCACTTTGAACCCATCCCTCCGCATAAAGATGGTATTTTCCCCAGTTTTCTGAAATACATGCTTCTTTTTTTGCCATCCAATCCAGCATCTCGGTATCGGTTGGTTGCGTGTTTGTGGTCATTTCGGTTTCCTTAATTCAGCTAGTGAGCGGGTGAGATCCATTGATGCGCGTTTAACTGCCCCTTGTTCTTTGGGAAAGATGCAAATATCAACATCCATGCGCCCGTAATTTGGATGCTGACAATCGGATATTGAAACAAGAAATTCTGCTTTTTTAATGAATCTCTTTGCTTCTTTAATTGCTTCGATTAAGTTTTCTGGTGTCATTCGTCTTTCTCCTTGGCCTGTCAATCCACTCAATCTACGCCATGTTGCCGCATCCGTCAACTATCCACATGCTAAAATAATCAGATGAATACACTCCTAGAATCCCAGCTAGAACAGATCGCCACACGCAAACGTAAGCCGCGCCCGGTGCGTCCATCCGTCAGCACAGAATCACGCTATAACGCAGAGTTGCAGCGGATTGTCAGGGCCATACGCAAAGACATTGACGCTGCATTGGTGCCGATGATTAAGGCACTGGAACGTGACTATATTGCTGACTCATGGGTTGACGTGATCGCGGGAGGGCTGCGTAATCTGCTGGCAAAGTGGAATTCAGAGCAATACCGCGTACTGGCGCAAAACATCGCCAATCAGTTTGTCATGGCGGCCAATAGCGAGAATGACAAGAAGTTTAAAAGCTCTCTGGGAATTGAGGTGCAAGGCATCGGTGTCGATATCTATGGCGGATCACCGGAGCTGAAAGACTACCTGGCTGCGTCTGCATACGATAACGCCCAGCTAATCAAGTCCATCCCGGCGCAGTATCTAGGACAGGTTGAGTCACTGATGATGGCTAACATGCGGGCTGGCTTGCGTCCGTCGGCTATTGCCAAGCAGTTACAGCAACAGTTTGGCATTACACAACGTCGGGCGCGTTTTATTGCAAAAGATCAGACGGCAAAGATTAATGGGGATTTGAACGAGAAGCGGCAGAAGGCGATTGGCGGGGAATACTTTCAGTGGATTGATAGTGACGACGAAAGGGTGCGCCATTCTCACTCAGAGATTGCTAACAGGATCACGGCGTACGGGAAGGGGATTTATCGCTGGGATGATCTACCAATGAATGACAAGGGCGTTAGGACTAAGCCAGGCTCCGACTACGGGTGCCGGTGTATCGCTCGATTTGTTAGTGCAGCAGAGGTAGAGCAGAATCAAAAACAGGGGCGCGTGGCCCCAGGTGTTAAGCGTTAATAGCCGAAGTGGCCAAGAGTCTTTCCGACGTCGCTAAATAATTTATCGTACTCATTACGCATTAAATCAATATTTACCTCTTCCAGCGCAATGGATGATTTAAGATCCTTCATGCGGATCAAATTCTTTGACAGCTGATCGAGCACGGCATCGCGTTTTTCTTCTTGCGATGGCTCGACAACCTTAGTCACAGACCTGTCATCGTCACCAAGGTCGATACCGGTTATTTTGCTAAACACAGCTCGGCGCTCACGGATTTCCATTTCTTCTTTTGGCGTGCACACGATATTCTTGTGAGCATGTGCATCAAGATCAACGCCAATACCAATCCAATTCACCTGACGCATATCAACTGGCGTGGAATACTCGGTGGCCGGACGGTGCTCCAGTGTGTCGCGCCAGTTTGGGTTGGTAATTTCTGGAACTTCTGCTATTCCAATCCATTTTCCATCGCCAACACCATGCCAGTGCTTGCCCCTGACTTCCGCATTTTTGTATGACCCCCAATACCAAGTGCCAATAGCGGTGCAAACAACAACATTCGCACTCTCCGGCGCATCATCCCAGCTTGGCTTGTTTGATGCTGGTGCGGACCGGGCGGCTTGCCAGTTGTACTCATAAATTGATGGAAAGTTTGGGTGATCAAATGAGATAATTAACTTTCCAGATCCGTTACGGTGGGATGTCCAGTAAAAAGCTCCTGGCTCTTTCAATTCATTTACAGCTTTTGGCCACGCCTTCACATTATCCACCAGCCATGCCAGTGCTTGGTCTCGGGTTAGCGGGGTGGGTTGTTTGGCAGCGAGCCAGTCTTGTTCGGTTACTTCTCCAAATAAATAATCTTCTGACTGCATGCGTTGCCCTCCGGATTTTACGTTATCAATCCAGCGCCAATCTTTGCAAGGAAGACTGCCGGAGAAAGACAAGGGCCATTCATTTAAATTTTCAACGGCCCATTTAATTGCATCTTCTCTGCTGGTCATTTGCATTCGTTTTGCCTCTTTCCAGTCATCAATTTTTATTGGATTTTCTCCATCTTTTGTGTATGCAAATGAGACCATATACTTCATGTTTGTATATGATGTTAGCAGCCAGCCAGAATAATTTGCTATATGGAGATGCCCGGGCCATCCTTCGTTTATATTTTCAACCAGCCATTTCAGTGCTTCTTCTCGATTCATCATTATTTGCAACTCCCTGTAATAACATTTAGACTATGCGCATGAATATTGTCACATATGATAAGCAGCGCTACGCGATCACGGAGCGCCAGATTACCGACGAAGGATTCCTGCGAGTGCCGGGCCACGTTGCTCGCACTGGCATTCAGGAGTACCTAGGCTCTGAGCTTGGACTGAATCATAACAACATCGTCCGCGTTTATCGCCCAGCTTCCGAAGTATTCTCGCCTGACTCTCTCGCTTCCTTCGATGGCAGTGACGTTACTATAGAACACCCTGACGGACTCGTCAACTCTGAGAACTACAAACAAGTGTCTGCCGGAACGGTCAAGGCGGGCGCATCCCAAGACGGCGAGTTTGTGCGATGTGACTTGATCGTAAAAGATCAAGTCGCCATTGACGCTATTCTGGCCGGCAAGGTCGAGCTGTCAGTAGGATACACCGCCATCTACAAAGATGAAGCCGGCGTTACACCAGAGGGCGAGAAATACGACATGAGCCAGACGTTTATCCGCGTGAACCATGTTGCGCTGGTAGACAAGGCCCGTGCAGGCCCACAAGCAAAGATTTTCGACAGTAGCAAAACCACAGGAGCCACAAAAATGGCCGTTAATATTGTTTTGGATTCAGGACGGAGCATTGACGTGGCAGACGCTGCTAATGCTCAATTGGTTGCCGACGCATTCGACCGCCTCACGAAGCGCGTAAAAGACGCTGACGAAGAGAAAGAAAAAATGGAAGCGGCCAAGGACGCAGCAGAGGAAGAGCTGGAAGAAGAGAAGAAAAAGTCTTCTGATTCCGCTATTGCTGAGCGCGTAAAGGCTATTGCAACAACCATGCAATCAGCCAAGAAAGTATCCGGCAACAAGAATTTTTCATGTGACAGCATGAATGAGTTGGAAATTAAACGTGCGGCGCTGGCTGAGCGATTCACTAAACGCGCATGGGCCGACAAGAGTAAAGATTACGTTCTGTCTGCCTACGATGCTGAAAATGACAAAGAAGACGACGAAGACGACGAAGATAAAGAAAAGAAGTCGGCTGACTCGTACGCTCAGTTTGCAAAAGATGCAGCAGGCGGCGTAATCAACAAAGACGCTGCGCCAGTTTTATCACGCGCACAGACCGCGTTACTCAAAGCAACCGGCAAAGGGGCTAAATAATGACTGGTATCGTACAGGCCGCATATGGCCTAAATCACAATCCCGCGTTTGTGGGTATGGTTGCAGATGATCAAGTCTGCAATATCGTCAGCAAACTGAACAACGACACCGCCATCATTGGCTACGGTAAAGCCGTGGTTGCTGATGCTGCTGATGCCGAACAGGGTGCTAAACTGCCAACATCAGCCAGCGTTGCGGCTGACTTCATCGGCGTAG